GAGGACTTCCAAGGTGGTTACTTCCACCTTATCAATCAACCAATCGAAATGAAAACAGGTCAGATGATTTTCTCTCACTCAGATGATTACCATAGAGTCGCCCCAGTAGAGGACGGCACAAGATATTCTCTCGTTGGATGGGTACAAGGACCCGCCTGGCGTTGAGTCTCCTGGTCCAGTAGCTCAGTGGAATAGAGCAACTGCCTTCTAAGCAGTCGGTCGTAGGTTCGAGTCCTACCTGGATCGTTCGGGGGATTAACTCAGCGGTAGAGTGGTTGCCTTACAAGCAATAAGTCACTGGTTCGATCCCAGTATCCCCCACTCGGGCATATGCCCGACCAACAGTAGAATAGGAGGCGATCATGACGATCCAATCTAAGTTTGCAGACAGTCTGCAAATTCTTCGAGAAGCTGCCAACGGAGACATCCAGTTGGAAACACAGCATCCAAGTCTTTTCTCAAAAGTCTGTCGATTTTATGAAGATAAAGGAGTCCGATTTTGGGGAGTTGATGTCGAAGAAGATTATGCCTACCTTATTGATCACCTAGTCGCAGATAACGTTCTTGCATAATGAAATTAAATCCTGAGCCTATATTCTATGATGGTCGCATAGCATATCCCCGAACCGATTTTATCTACACAGAGAAGATTGACGAGGGTGTTGTTGACGGCATAGTAGACTTCTACAATACTCAAACAATTTTTGAGAAATGGCCAGGAGAAACCATTGACGACAATGGTGGTGGAATGATAGATCCTAGTATCAAGGACTCCATTGATAACCCTGTTTTCATTGGCATCACTGATACTAGGGTCCGTGACTTCACAGGGGAAGTGAATCGTGTAATGAATAATTATGTGGATCGCTTTCCTCTGTGTGCCAAGACTAACATCTGGAAGATGGAAGAGTTCTTCAATCTTCAATACTATAAACCTGGTGGTGGATACCACATGTGGCACTGTGAACGTCAATCTAGTTCAAGATCCAACACATATAGACATATGGTTTGGATGACCTACCTAAATAGTGTACCAGACGGAGGAACCGAGTGGTTCCATCAAGACTTATATGTCCCAGCAGAGAAGGGACTGACAGTAATCTGGCCTTCTGACTGGACATACACCCATAAGGGAAGGCAATCAGACACATCAGAGAAACTGATCGCAACAGGGTGGTATCACTTCCTCTAACCTGCTACTATATGCCTAGGTTATCCCACCAATACATGAAACCAATTGTTCTCCTCGAACGTTTCCCCTACCGTTATGTCGAAACTGGTATTCTAGATAACGGTACTCCTGACTTTCGTATTCAAAAAGTAGATTCCTATACAGGAAAGTACAAAGACATGTACCTCTGTGACAATGCCATGCAAATTGACACTGCCATGGAAGACTTTGAGTATACCAAGTGGCTTGACCCAGCAGGTGTTCCCTGCTATCGTAAAGACCGTGTTACTAATCCTAACGACACTGACCGATGACTTTTATGACTTACAGTAAGTTTTCCACAGCAGTCGATGCTGTTCGCGATGCTCTCAAAGAAGCAATCGACACTCCTAACTTTGATCGTAACACCCTGAGTGAAGTCTGGCGACACTACCAGGGTCTTACGACTATCTTGGAAAGTCTTGATCAACCTATCGAAACCGCTACCGAAGAAAATTATTCTCTCGATTTTGGTGCCGCCGAATCAATCAATTACTATGGTTCCTCAGGTCAGGACATTATCACATTCAGTAATTGACAAAATTTAATATTTACTATATAGTTTGACCGTTGTAATTCTTAACAAAACAATGACTGTGACCACAGAAGACGGCGGACGCCAAAACCTGTTTGCCAGAGAACCCAAGATGTATGTATCCAAAACAGATGCCGAACGCTATGGTTATGAGACCTATGCTGAACGTGCAGAAAAACTGAATGGTCGCACTGCTATGCTTGGGTTTGTGGCAGCAGTTATTTCTTACGCTGCCTCTGGTAGTGTATTCTTCTTTGGTGTATTTGGATTTTAATTTATGCATTTGCCACAAGTAATATTTCAATTCCGACATAAAAGTCGCTGGATTGAAGTTCCCTCACTTTCTCTGTTTCAGAAAAAACGTGCAGTAGTATTTGCACTACCAGGTGCCTTTACTCCTACATGTTCTACCAAGCAACTCCCTGGATACGATAAATTGTATCCAGAGTTTATGAAGCATGTAGATGAGGTTTACTGTCTGTCTGTTAATGATTCCTTTGTTATGAACGCTTGGTTCAGGGATCTAAATGTTCAGAATGTTAAACCAATTCCTGATGGCAGTGGTGAATTCACCTTTGCCATGGGTATGTCGGTCAACAAAGCAAACCTTGGTTTTGGTTTTCGATCCTGGCGTTATGCCATGGTCGTTAACGATGGTGAAATTGAGATTATGTTTGAAGAACCTGGGAAAATCGGAAACTGTCCGATTGATCCCTACGAAAGGAGCAATCCTGAAACTGTACTAAAATGGTTGGAGGAAAACCAATGAACGAACGCGCAGAACGAATCAATGGATGGGCAGCAATGCTCGGAGTCATTGCCGCAATGGGTGCCTATGCTGTAACAGGCCAGATTATCCCTGGCATTTGGTGATCTAAATATCTGTGCGATTGTCGCACAGTTATGGAAAGATACGCACTAGAATTTAATTTCAATGGTAAGTGGATCAGACTGGTCCACTATACTAATCTAAGTAAACAAAAAGCAGATTTCTACATGTATCTCTGCAAGACAATGTGCGAATCACATGCTACAATAACAAAAGAATTACGTTGTGTATCACTATGAATGAAGATTGGAGGTACAACCCAGAGCGTCTCGAAGAGAGGCGCTTTTGTTTGTCTGCTCTTGTTATGAAAGGAGTTGTAATTGACAAGAAAGTATATGCATTCTGCCATGACTTCACGTCCAGCGGTGCCTGTCAGGGTCTGTTGGAGAAGTTCCTTGGCAAAGCAGATACTGCTGCCTTTGAAGAGATCTATCTTGCTTACCAGACCTATCTGACGGAAACTGACATGGGTCCAGAACCTGAACTGGTCCCCATGGAGGGGGTTGACCCAGTTGGATAATCCTGTTATTATAAATACATGATCGGGGTTACGAAATGTAACGCCTTTCTCATAAACACCCGCTAACCGAGACCTATGGGTGTCTAAATCACGTCTCTCATACCTCTGCCTGAGGGTGGCAGAGGAATAGTAAAACCACCATTTCCCTGATGGTCTTACTTTAAGTTAAATCAAAATGGCTTCATCTACTCTTTCTCAACGCAGTAGTGTCTCCTCCTGGGAGTCCTTCTGCCAGTGGATTACTTCCACTAACAACCGACTCTATGTGGGTTGGTTCGGTACACTGATGATTCCAACTCTGTTGGCGGCAACAACATGCTTCATTGTTGCCTTCATCGCTGCTCCTCCTGTGGACATCGATGGTATTCGTGAACCCGTAGCAGGTTCTCTGCTCTATGGCAACAACATCATCTCTGGTGCTGTTGTTCCTTCCTCCAACGCAATTGGACTTCACTTCTATCCCATTTGGGAAGCAGCAAGTCTGGACGAATGGTTGTATAATGGTGGTCCCTACCAGTTGGTAGTCTTCCACTTCCTCATTGGCGTCTTCTGCTACATGGGTCGCGAATGGGAACTGTCCTATCGCCTGGGTATGCGCCCATGGATCTGTGTTGCTTACTCCGCTCCCGTCGCTGCCGCGACCGCTGTCTTCCTTGTTTACCCGTTTGGTCAAGGTTCGTTCTCGGATGGTATGCCTCTGGGAATCTCTGGTACGTTTAACTACATGCTGGTGTTCCAAGCAGAGCACAACATCCTGATGCACCCCTTCCATATGCTCGGGGTTGCTGGTGTCTTTGGTGGTTCACTGTTCAGTGCAATGCACGGCAGTCTGGTTACTTCTTCGCTGGTCCGTGAGACCACCGAAACTGAGTCCCAGAACTATGGTTACAAGTTCGGTCAAGAAGAAGAAACCTACAACATCGTTGCCGCACACGGTTACTTCGGTCGTCTGATTTTCCAGTATGCTTCTTTCAACAATTCTCGCTCGCTGCATTTCTTCCTCGCTGCGTGGCCAGTGGTGGGAATCTGGTTTACCGCCCTCGGCGTCTCGACCATGGCTTTCAACCTCAACGGTTTCAACTTCAACCAGTCAATCGTTGAGTCACAAGGACGAGTCATCAACACTTGGGCAGACATCCTCAACCGAGCAGGACTCGGCATGGAAGTCATGCACGAGCGTAACGCCCACAACTTCCCGCTTGATCTTGCAGCAGCTGAGTCCACACCTGTGGCCCTGACTGCTCCTTCTATCGGTTGATATCGTCGCCGCTAAAATAACATGGCAAAATCCATGTTATTGTGCTATACTTAGAGGGTCTAACGACCCTCTTTTTTATGTTAAAATATCTTCTATCGGGTCTACTCCTAGCATCACCTGCAATGGCAGAACCTACCAAAGGTTATTACTCTATGGATGCTATGGGATGTATGATTCTTCAAGAGTGTACTGATGGAATAGAACCTATCTGGGGTATTGATTATCTCAGAGAACGTTATCCTGATTCTGATTGGGATCCTGTTGCACAGGAAACTTCTAGATTGCTTAATGCCTTGACGATTATTGGTGTTAAGGTTTATCTTGCTCCACAAAAGTATTTTCCAGTTGGTCATCGTGGTGTGTACCACACTGTTTCTAATAACTTTTATTTGAATGATAGATTTATGCATCGTCCTCATGTATTCATGAGTGTTATGAGGCATGAAGGGTGGCACGCTGCACAGGATTGTATGGCAGGAACTATCGAGAATAGTATGATCGCCATTATTAAACCAGAAGATAGTGTTCCTCCTTTTTGGAGAGAAATGGTAGAGCGCACCTATCCCCCCTCAGCGGTCCCCTGGGAGGCAGAAGCAACCTGGGCAGGTAAGACTGAGCAAATGACCCAGAACGCCCTGGAAGCGTGTGCTGCTGGTGAGATATGGAAGGTCTATCCCCCAACACCACTCACAAGGCAATGGTTGGAAGAGAATAAATATATCGATAAGTGAATGTGATACATGGTCGCTGGCAATCCTTGTTATTCTGAATTACCACCTTCTCTACCAGAGAGAACGAGTAGTGCTGCGACCCTGTATGTAAAACCAGTAGTAGGTGTAGTTCCACCTGTAATTCCACCTGCTCCTGGTGAACAAGTAAGAATTACTGTTGGTAATTGTTATGGTCCTGAGTCTCCCTTACCTCCCACTGGTGGTAATGTTCTCTACCCGAGACCGAGAACTGAAATTGTAGAACCAGAAGAACCAACTACACCTGCTGATGAAATTCGTCGTACAGTAGGTAATTGTTATATTCCTGGTGAACCTCCACGTACCATTGTACCTCAGGAAGCAGGTTCACCTGCTGTAAGTAATTCTAGACCTAGGCAAGGTAATCGGACTAGTCCACCTGCTGCACGACCTGGTGATTTGGTTCGTGCAATTGTAGATAATTGTTATCCTGATGATGGCACTGGTTCCTCAGGACTTGTTCCTGATCCTGGACCCTATTATCCAAGAGAAAAGACACCAACCCCAACACCACCCGATGTTCCTGATGGATCTGAAATCATTAGGGAGTTGGTTGATAATTGCTATGGTCCGCCAGGATCGCCTGATGCACCTCCTCCACTAACACCTAATGATCCTTTTGTTGACAAGGAACCTCGTCCTAGGCAACCTGAGACACCACCGCCAGATGATCCTACCCCTGGTGAAGTCATCAGGGAGATTGTGGAAAGGTGCTATCCACCACCAATTGATCCCCCTGAACCAACAGCACCACCAACAGATCCTAGGAATCCTATTCAATTATTTCCACCTGGTGAACCACCACCGTGGGAATGGTTGTGTGACCTGTTTCCTTATTTGGACATTTGTGACCTTTTTCCTGGACCTATTGTGCCGCCAATGCCACCTTTTCCTCCACCAGGATTACCTGATGGTGAGGATTGTTATGAGGTTGAAGTTGGTTTGATTGCTAAGAATCTAAAACCATATAACTATCCAAAGGAAAAGAACAAATACATTTATATCAGTGGTCCTGATAAAGGAAAGATTCTCACCTGTAATAATCGTAGAATACCAGATGACCGTGAGAAAGACATCAACAAATGTGTTAGGAACTATCTTGATTGTTTGTTCAAACCATATGCAACTGGCACATACAGAACTCCCCCAGTAGACTGTAATACTTTTTACTTCCGTGGTCAGAATTCCACAACGAAGAAAATTTGTATTGCCTATTGCCAACCAGATAGAATTCCCATTTATGAATATGCGAAAAATTCTACTAGTGGAAAGAACATCTCACTAACACCTATCAGTAACGATCTTGATGGTGGTAATAGTGGTGCTTCTTTTATCAAGCACAACCTTCGTGTTGTGACGACTGATACTGCTGGAAATTATACTGGCAAGAAAGTTTTCTGTGAGGCTGGTGCTCAGTTCTTTAATCCTGGCAGCAGTACTCAAACACATGTTGCATCGATAGGTGGTGCCTCAGTAAACTTCTCAGTGAGACCTATCACATCGTCTGGTGGTGGAGATGTTGATACTGAATGGTGGGTCAATAGTTTTTCTGGAAGTCTCCCCTCTATTGGCACCAAAACAACCTTCTCTTTCAATGCAGGTAGAAGAAGTTGTGTTGTTGAACTTGAAGTGATTGGTGGTTCTGCTAATAATTGTGACCATCGATATGGTACGGAATCCTCAGCACCATCGGGGTATTATATTACTAATGATGGATGTCCTGTTTTTTATATTCTTAAAGAACCACTCGTTGATGCTGTACCTCTATACAGATTCTTCTCTTCCACATTGCAGGATACTTTCTTAACGATTAATCCTGGCATCCCTGATTCTCCTGGTAATGGTGAACGTGCTCTAATGAATGCTGGTGGGTATAGTCAAGGTGAGATTCTTGGATATGTTTTTCAAACCAAATCAAAAGCAGCAAGTTATCTCCTAGAAGGTGAAAGTATTTCAGAACTGTTTAGATT